CGCCTACCAGCGGGACCGCCAAGCGATGGAAATATTGAAGACGACATCTCTGACATCGTGAGTGTGAATGGTTCTGTCAAGGACGTGGAAGTTTCTGCACCCAAGAAAAAGCGTGGCAAGAAGGGAAAGACGACACTTGAATTGTAAATAATTTCCTAGTTGATACTAAATAATGGTAGGCTATTGTTCCATTGAGGATGCCTACGGAGGGCTTCCTCGGGAAACGGTCAAAGAACCGCCGGCTCCCGAGAAGGCTGCTGACCGGATATTCCCCACCGACAGGGTGGAGTTCTATGAGGTCGAGGGTGTGATGGATTCGGAGTTGGGTTACATGGTGGTCCTCTTCATGGCAGGGGTGGCTGCTCTGGTTCTGAGGGACATTCTTCGTGTTCTATCTTGAGAAACCGCTTTCCGGTGAGATAGCCATGATAGAAGAGTTCCGTCTTCTTGTCGTCGTCCATAGAAAAATTAAATGCCTCACCTTCTTTCATCTTAATGTAGATGGTAGGCTTTTCATAGACCACTCTATTTCTCATAATCGAAGTGATAAAGTGTTGTATGAAATCAACAAATGACCCTATGTGGGGTGGCTTCTCCATCGAGGGTTCGGGATCCAGTTCGATCGAAACAAGTTCTTCCATGTCCTTTCCTATGAAGGGTGTCAGTGGACATGTTTCGAATGCAGCCAGATCCACGTAGCGATGTCCCTGGTAGACCACGGACTCGAACAGGAACGGAATGCTGATGCTCATGCAGACCGCGTGGGAGACCGACATGTCAGGGTGGGTGTGGTGTGAAAAGTAGCAACTCCTTTGCAAAGTTATGTTATATGCCGACACGTAAAAGTCCAGACCGGTCCATTCCTTGAGTTCCTGAAATGTGAAATCTTCCTTTCCGGACAACTCCATACATATTTTCGTGAACACCTCTTTCCACCTGGTTGCTGGCACCAGTCCGTAGTTGTTAAGCAAGGACTTTAGGTTCAATCTCATCAACTGATTGACATCAGCAGCCTCTCGGATGATTCTAAACAGTCTGATGATGTCCCATTTGGCGACCAGACAACCAAGTGCCACAATGGAACCGGCAGATGAACCGGCGACGGCTTCGAGATCTTTTGTTTTATCGTAATTGTGAAGTGCATAAACTGCCCCCAGGATGGCATAGAATCCCATGGCACCGGGACCCACGACGAGATACTTCATCCTTTTTAGAACTCGAGAGGACTTTGTGAGCGAATAACCGCGAATAAGATCCAGTAAAGAAACGTGTTCCTTATGATCAGGTCTTGGCTTGTAGTCATTCCGCTCAGAATAAAGTACATCCCGGATGCGAGATAGACCTCGCTTGGCCGAACCACGTACTTCATTACCCCACGAAGAATGATTATATACAGGATACCGAACACAGAGGTCATTCCCAGTCGATCCACGAGTCCGCCCATGCCCGTCACGGCGGGTGACAGGAAGGCGAAGAGGAGGGTTGGAACAATGACCTTTGTACTTGTCACGTCTGGCAGTCGCACCATATCTATTGATTGCCAACATTTAATCTAACAATAGTATTCATTTTTACAAAACTCGGAAAACGTGAGTGTCACCGGAAGCATATTATCATAACAATGTTCTCTGTACAACTCCCAGTTATTCCACAACTCATCACTGTAGTAGGCTATCCAGTCTTCATATTCATATTCATTAGGATCCACGAAACCTTCATCTTCAATTTCATCGACGTCCTCAATCACCTGGGGCTCGGAAGCAATAGGAGTGTAGTCAAGAAGATTAGATCCCACCATTTTGGTTACTTATTTACTCTTCAGATTTCTTCTTTAACTTAAGTTGAAGAGTTGATGACTCCTTGGGCTCCAACTTATCCTCAATCTCCTTGATGATCTGATTGAGACGCTCCTGACCACCCTCAATATAATTTGGTAGTTCGTCCATTAGGATTTTCTTAGTGATTGCGGGCTTCTTGACTGACGTCTTCTGGGTGACCTTGGTGCCGCCACGCGTCTGGACGTCATCAATCTTCTGGGCCTTCATGTATCCACCGATAAAGGTCTTCAGACTGGACTCGCGATCCTTAAGGACCTTGATAGCCTTCTGTGCCTCCATCAACTGGGTCTTGATCCCCTCGAGTTCAGCAATCGCCTCCTTGAACTGATCGCTAATCGGCATTCCTTCGGACATCGTTTTGTTAACCAGTGGCGCAATTTCTTTAATTTAAAACCGTTGATATTTTTTCAGTAACACCATGACCAAGATTGTTGTTTATATTATTATTAGTTGTGTTTGGTTTTATGTAATCTTTCATAGTTTTTCTAAAGTGTTCAAGATTATCATTGTGAATACATACATGATCGGAAGGATACTTGTATTCTAAATAAAAAATATAGTAATTATTGTTTCTAATGAGTTTGAATAACTCTTCACAAGAAGTATTTGTTTTGATTAATTGATGTTGTTCGAATTCAACAATAAGTATGGGTTTATATTTATTTAGTAATTCTTTAGATCCATTTATAACATTTTTTTCCCATCCTTGTACATCAATTTTTATAAGATCTATTTTTGGAAAATCCATTTCGTCTAAAGTTTTTGTATCAATCAATTCGTAATGTTCGTTGGTGAAATTAGGTGTAAAATCACCCATGTTTATCTTTTTTGAAGTATTTACAATGGGCATCTTGACCTTCAAATTATCATTTCCACATGCTAGATTGTAATGAATAATATTTTTAATTTTATTATTTTCAATATTATTTTTCAATAATTTATAATTTTGTGGTTGTGGCTCAAATGCGTAAACATTTCCATTTATATTTTTAGAAAATATTAAGGAATGATATCCAAAATTTGCACCCACGTCGATTACATTACTTAATTTAAAATTATGATTGCATAACTCCATAAATTTTGTTATATGGGGTTCCCATTCTATTTGTTTTTGAATACTACCTATGGCCAATAAATCATTTTTAAAATATTCAATTTCTAAATTATTAAAAACCACTTTATTTGTTTCATCATCATTCAAAAATACCTCATCAAAAATCTTTATGACCTTTTCCGGTTCATAGTCTCTGTAGGCATTCCAGTCGTTATTTTTGATTTTGTCCTTGATCTTATCAAATGAAATCAAAAGTGTTTCAAGGTTTTGTGGATTGTACCATATGGCTTTATTACCTAAGAGTTCCACGTGGGCATCATCAACCCCCGTCTTTGTGGCAAATACAGGTTTATTCTTTGTTGAAAACTCGGCAATAGCTAGACCAAATGTTTCGCCATCTGCCCTTGCCCACATCATTGCGTCACATGTATTGATGAACTCCACTTTGTTTTCCTTGTCGTAAATTGTATCCATATGAATTATGTTGGGTAGTTTAGGACAGAATTGATCGAAATTTGCAAAGAGAAAGTAAATGTTTGAGAAATTCCTGGCTACGTTATAAACTGCTTGACGTGCGTAGCCTATGCTGAACCTGTCTCTACCGCCATATCCACCAAAAACAGTTGCGTCTGGTGGTATACCAAGTTTCTCGCGAAGATTTCTGTCGTGTTGTGGAAGATTTATCATGTGAGGTACACATGGATATTTGCCATTATTGTTCTTTACCCAAGGAGAAACAGATGCATATACATCACCATGAGGGTCGTGACACGAAAATACACAATGCACGCAATTTTTTGCTATTTTTGATAATACATGATCATTGAATCCATACTTAATTTTATAAAAATGTGTAACTTCATATTTTTCCACTATGTCATCTATGTCCTTGTAACTATCGGAAACAACTACAGGAAACATGGTTTCAATATATTCTATCATCTCTTTCTTGTGACCTGGAGAGTTCTTGTCGTATATGATAATTGACTTATTTCCAAGAATCTTTTCATTGTAGTATGCGTAATCAAAAACTGAACACGTGGTACCCCTTTCGCATATAGTATTTTCACCAAATGCAACCGTCTTCATAATAAAAAATGAAGTATATTCTTTAATTCACAAACAGTCAGAGTTGTTTCCCTGAATGTTTCTAATCTATTAGTTAATCATCTAAGCGGTTCCCTGACCAATCTCGAAAGCGGGGCGCATCTGATCCGGGACGATCGTGGAGGTGTTGAAGATCGTGACGGCCTCGCGCGGGTTCGGGGGCTCCGACCGGATCTGCTGGTTGGCATTCCGGAGAGCACCGCCGATGGTCTCGGGGTAGCCGATGAGGGCGCGGGGGTTCAGGTAGTTCTGACCCTTGAGGATGTCATCGGGAGCAAAGTCACCGAAGTCCTCCTGAGCCGCCACGTCGCGGGGCAGCAGGCTGGAGGCAACCCCCATCCCGTTGGCAGCCGCGGCAGGAATGGACAGAGCTCCACCGTTCACAGGAGCACCCATAGAGTCAACCACGTTGGCACCCTCATAGCCCTCCTTACCGTTCATGTAGCTCCAGCTGTACATCCCCTCCTTGGGAGCCATGCCGAGGGCCCGGCGGATCGCGCCGTTGTTCGCCCACATAAAATAACCCACGGCGACGAGCAGAGCAAGTAGCAACATGGTCTCGGTCTTCATCATCTTAACCTTCATATCCGTTTAATGTTACTTACTAAAAAAAATCATCCTCTTCGTCATCCTCCGGATCCTCTTCAAAAAGACAATCCGAAAAATCTACGACCGCCTTCTTCGGCTTGGGCTCAGCCCTAAACTTCGCCTGGTGAAGCACCCACTCGGTCTCAAAACTTTTCTGAAGAAACTGCACCGATCGGAGCTGGACCACCACGTCGACCACGTCGTCCTTGGTGAGTTCCTTGTCCTCGATCAGCGCCCGCTTGGCGTCGTACAGCCTGACCGTTTCAGCCTTGTGGACGCTCAAGATATTCTCGTCAAGAGAAAAAGAAGAAGTAAATGCGCTTTCAAGTCGAGAGTCTGCGATCTCCTTACCGAACCAAGCCATCTTAGACTCCTTAGCCTTTGCCAAAACAGCATCCTCACACTGTGCCACGGTCTCGTCATCAATCTTGAGAAGAAGTTCATCGTCGACGGATACCACCTGGGCTCCCTTGAGTGTAACCAACAAAGGTTTTCCGTCGTCGGCACGAACAGCAACCTCCTTGACCCCGTCTTCCAAAGTAACAATCTTGGTGGAGAACTTCATTTCTATTTATTAAAATATAATGTTTAAGTAGATGTCATCAGACGCAGGTGAAGACGGTCACATAGAACACCTCGAAGCCAAGTTCCTGGTGGACAAACAAAAACGCATCGAGAATGCCATGAGCTGGCACCCTAAGCAAGAAAAACTCATAAAGTCCTGGGGCGAAAAGGCTCTGGGATACCGCTGGATCCATCACAGGTGCGCGGTACGCCACAACAGTGCGCATACTAATTTTTCTATCATCAACATCGCCATGACCACCCTGGCCGGCCTGGGAACGCTGGTGGCTTCCTCTGAACAAGAAAATTCACAAATTCTTTTGTATGTATTCAGTTTTTTGAATTTATCGGCGGCTGGGATTGCCAGCGTCCACAAGTTCCTGAGGTGCGGCGAGCAGTACGAATCCAACATGCAGACGTCCAAGTTGTTCAGTCGCCTGGCCCGCGACATCTCCCTGGAACTCTCCCTGGAACCTGAAGACCGAATGAATGCCGTGGAATACTGCCACAAGGTCCGCGAAGACTACGATAAGATCATCGACCACGCACCAGAAGTTCCGAGTGACATCATCAACGAGTACAAGAAAATGATGGACGAGGAAGACCCCGAGAATAAGTTGGCGAGACCCGAAATGGCAAATGGAAAATTTAAGATATATTCAAGTTCTGAACGTGCTGGAAATGAAAGCGTGGAAGAACACACGACCCGGTGGACAAACTTGCTGAAGAGAGCTATACCACAAAGAGCCTCGGTTGCTTCACCTGTCTAGATCCTCGAGCCACATGTCCTTGGTGGTCAACCCCTGAATTCGCTTGAGTTCATCAAGCAAGGTCCTGGCTTCCTGCATGAGTTCCTGAACCGCCTCCTGGGTGTAGCGCGATGTCTTCAGACCCCAGAGATGCTCGAAACTTCCATCGACCTTCTTGAACTTCTTGAGCATGTTCTCCTCGGCATCTGCTTTCTTCAGTCCCATGACCCTGAGGGATCCGTCGAGGATGCCCTTGACAAAGTTGGCACGATCCATCGCCATCCCGGAACGCTTTGCCAAGGTCGTCACCAGATACTTCTTGCGCTTCTCGTAGAGCGTCATTCGCTCCTTCGCGTAGGTCCTGAGGATGTCCAAGGGCGTGTCGAACTTCTCGATGCCGTTGGGCCCGTGCAGGTACATGTTGGTGCTGCGAATCGTCGAAGACAATTTGAGATCCTTATCCGGTGCCGAACCCTTGTAGCCGGTGATCACGAAACGGACATCCTCCTCCGTGCTGTGATTGCTGTAGTTCTTGATAACATTCTTCTCAACAAGCCCTTCCAGAAACTCCTTGTAGGTTTGGGTCCACGTGCCCGGTGGAAGTTCGGTGACCTCGACCTTGTCGCCACTCGCCTGCCACGCGCCCGTGAGAGTCCAGACACCTTCATCCGATGCCGCGACCGTCCCCTTGAATCCACGGAACCAAGGCTTCATGGGCTTCAGTGCCTCGCCACGAATGAACCGTTTCAGATTTTCCTTGACGTCCGTGGGATTGTGCGGAGGCACCTTGCAGCTGAACCCCGTTCCTATGCCCTCCGCGCCGTTCACCAGAATCATCGGCAGTGTGGGAAGGTAGTACTCTGGCTCGATGGGCTTCCCGTCATCCTTGAGATAGGTCAGGCATGCATTGTCCCTTTCATCAAAGACCTTGGCGTGACCGGACAGTCGCGTGAAGATGTACCTGGCACTCGCGTGGTCCGAGCCACCCGCCAGACGGGTTCCAAACTGGCCGCATGGCTCTAAAAGATTCATGTTGTTTGAACCCATGTAATCCTGTGCCAGACCCACGATCGTCCCCTGCAAACTCATCTCGCCGTGGTGATAGGCAGTGTGCTCCGAAATGTAACCAGACAACTGAGCGACCTTCATCTCGGTGATGAGGTTCCTCTTCATGCATCCGAAGATGACCTTGCGCTGTGAGGGTTTCAGACCGTCACGAACATCCGGAATGGACCTCCGAATGTCCGCGTGACTGAACTGGATGAGATCCTTGTGAATGAAATCCGAAACGGTCACCGAGGTCACCTTGCCATAGGGGAGTGAATCTCCTGTGAAGGGACGAGCCAACCAGCGCTTTCGGTCATCCGCCAGCGACTTGTCAAAGGCCAGACCCACCGACTTCTGACTCTCTTGATCGGCAACGAACCCAACGGTCAGTCGTCCAAGATCCCTGAAGTACTCCTTTGCCTCGGCGGACGTGGAAGTACCTAGACCCTTGTAGTACTTGATGGTGACGCCACGTGGAACCCTTCCCTGATGAGTCTGCTCGAGCCAGTTCACAAAGTCTTTTTCGGAATAGAATGACTCGTTGATCCTTCCACCCTTCACACGGATCACCGGAGTGATCATGCTCACCACGAAGCCCATTCCGATCAGTTCGGGCCAGTAGCAGTCGAACATGTTCAAGACCAGTCCCTTGATGTGTGAACCGTCCACGTCGGCATCGGTCATGATCATCAGTCTTCCGTAACGGAGTTCACTCAGGTCCGAATACTTTTTGCCTTGCTGAAGACCTAGGATCTTCTTCAAATCCGAAAACTCCTGATTGGCGGTCAGTGCCTTTGAGCCCAAGTCCCGAACGTTCCTCGGCTTGCCCTTGAGTGGAAAGACACCGTACTGATCCCTGCCGACCACGGACAAACCACTGATAGCCAGAGCCTTGGCGGAATCTCCCTCTGTGATGATCAGGGTGCACTGTTTTGACTTGGCGGTGCCTGCCCAGTTGGCGTCATCCAGTTTGGGGATGCCAGTGATCCTGCTCTTCTTGGCGCCGTCGGTCTTTTTGAGGTCGCGGACTTCCGACGCCTTGGTCTGTGCCAGCAACTCCTGTTCCAGAACGCCCTTGACCTGCTTCAAAAAGGCAGTCGAAGGTTCAAATTTGGAACCAAAGTCCTGCACGCGGGACATGCACTCGTGCTTGGACTGACTGGAGAATGAAGGGTTGACTAGGACCGCCTTGACCACAACCATCATGCACTGCTTGATCTGAGCGGGTCTAAGTTTGGTCTTCTTGGCGAGATCCGAAGTGATCTGATTGACCACGTGGTCTACGTGGGTTCCACCCTTCTCGGTGCAGATGCCGTTGACGAATGAGATCTGTTTGAAGCCTGCACCCGCAGAGGAGCAGACCAGCACCTCCCACCTGTCCTGCTTCAACTGTGCCAAAGGTTGGTCGGTGAAGCGTGAAGTGTAGTCCTGAAGGTTCTTGATGGCAAGCGCCTCGCCATTGTAGTGGACCTTGCACTTGGTTGGCACCCACGCGGCAGCATCCAGAGCCCTCTTCATAAACATGTCCTTGACGTCCTTGGTGATCCCCTTCAGACCGAACCTCTCCCAGTCGGGCACCCAGCTGATCTGCACCTTGGCTGTCTTTCCCGCGAAGGATTTGATTTTGGGTTCGGCACAGACGCGCATGTTGTCCCTCCAGACTTGGTGATAGGACTTCTTTGTCTCGGGGTCATCCACCTTGATCTCGAACTCCTTGGAGTAGATGTTGGTCAGTTTGGCTCCGTAGCCGTTGCGACCACCGGTGGTTCTCTCTTCGGAATCGTCGTAGTTTGACGATGTCAGCAAGTGACCGAAGATTAGTTCAGGCGTCCAGACTTGGGTCTGTTCGTGGATGACCACGGGGATGGCGACACCGTTATTGGCGATGGTGATTCTCCCCATGTCTTCAACGTCGATGGATATCTTTGTAACGGACGGGTGTATGGAGCTTTGATCCAGAGCATTCACCAAGATTTCATCAAAAACCTTGGTCAAAGCGGGTGAGACTCGCACGGTACGTTGCACGAATCTGTTGCCATCGGGGACCCACACAGCCCTATCTTCTGGACGGACCTGCCCCACGTAGGAGTCTGGGCGGTCTAGAATATGGGCATGAAGGGTCTTTTTGGTATAAGTTGGCATTAGTAAGGTAGGTACCTTGTGTTTCTATTCTTTAAGTTCACTTGTTGGCGACATTGGTCCCGGGGATCTTTATTGCGTTTGGTAGGGGATTGATACTGAAAATCATTGATAGCATGAGAATCAATGGAGTTGAGAAAGTCACCAGGATTCCTGATCCGGGCATGCCCCTCTTCTGAAGGGCGTAACCTGCGTAGAGTGGGATCATGATTGTTTGCCAATAGCTGTATACAGCTGAGCTAGTCTTAATTCCGAGTATGGGTGACATGACCGAAGGAACCAATATGATGGCGATGATTACCGCAAGATTCTTGGTGAGTGTCGTGTCGTCGCCGACGGCTGGCCACCGGGGGATGGCGATCGCCAAAAGAAGCACCATGTACATCACGGCACCGGGAGCCATCCAGAAGTTATTCTCGGGACCTGAGAGGTAGGCAGCGAGAACCACTGCAAATGCAAACAGAAGTGTGATCGCTGTCACGATACCATCACCATTTTTCTTATTTGCCATATTCTACTATTTGTGAAGGATTTTATTCTGGTTTATGTTGTATTAGGATTCCGAGGCGGGCGAAATCTCGGGCTCTGGAGGAAACACGACGGGCTCCGGTTCCATGGGCGGTGCACCTCCGCTATTCTTGAAGATCATCTTGATAACCGGATCGGCCAAGGTGAAGTTGGCACCAAGTCCGAAGCCAGCAATGATCGCAGCAAGACCCTCGTTGTCTGGATAGTCGGCGTCGGGATTGTTGTTCTGGACCCATATGGTGAACGCGAGAAGACCGAGCATCGCCGCCGGAGGCACGGGATTCATGAACAGACCACGGAATGACTGGATACCGGTAGCCAGTAGGAAGAGAACAATAAGTTGAATTAACTGAACGCTGTCCTTCTGCCAATCACCTATATTCTCGAACCCTTCCTTGGTTTTGTTATAGGGAAGTTGTGTGATGCTCTCTCCATTGACACTGTTGCGTCCGCGAAGGAAGAAGTAGATGCTGGGAAGCGACACCACGAGCCAACCCAAGAAACTGATATTGTTATAGAACGAAGAACCGGTGGTGAGAGTCACCCCCTTTACGCTGAGGATGGATGGAAGGGCGTCCTGGATAACCTGGAAGGCAACCGCGAGAACCAGAGAAACGGTTCCAGTGTTTCCCACAATGTTGTCTTCGCTGACACCGATATTCTTCATGAAGAGATACATGACGATCATGATGACCGGAGGGATGGGGTTGCGCACGAGTGTCTGCAGTTGCGGAATCAGCGCGACTGCCGCAAGGACCGCGGCTTCGGTATCCGTGATAATACGAGCTGTGCGAAGCGCAACATATACGACGATCGCAATCACCGGTGAAAGAGGGCTACTTATGTAGGATTGAACAAGTGGGATAGATGCCACCGCAGCCACGACCAGAAGTTTCGCAAGAATCGGAAAGAAACTGATGATACCAGTCTTGTCCTCGCCAAGTTGTGCCTGGAGTTCGGCAATCTTCTTCTCTGCTTCAGAAAGTTCCTTCGTCTCCTCTCCCTCTTCCTGCTCTGACACCTCCTCTTCGAATCGCGCCTTGATCATGGGCAAGATCATGACCGCCCACACAAAGAACGACGCGACCGTGTAGCCAATCGTTCCTGGTTTGAGACCAGAGAATTCACCGCCCACGAAGTTGCCCCTCTTAACACCGGCAATCATTTGGGGAATGGCGACCGTGGCAATCAGCGACGAGACGGCGACCCACTTGACAAGTTCATTCTTATCGAAGGATTTTGATTTTTTGGTATACTTGAGAATATACAACATGGAACCCATCACCATGGGAGGTATGGGATTCATGAGAAGTGCCCTGGCTGCTGGAGCGGCGGCAAGTGCACCTCCAGCGATCAACACCTGCCCGAAGACCACGGCGGTACGAATCCACATCTCGTCCTTGGCATTGTTTGGGTCACTGTTATTGTTAAGATACATGGTAGGTAGGATCAGGGCCGACCATAGGACCCAAGAACCAAACATGTACCCTGGACTCGATACATCCATTATTACTATTATTCTGGATTTTAAAATTGGGCGGCGATGCGTTCAGCCGTTTCGCGGAATGAATCCACATAAAGTGCCATACCGGAGAGAATGATCATGCGAACCTGACTGTCTGTCACTGTGTAATCAAAAAGGTACTTGATAAGTGAAGCCGTGACAAATATAAATATTGCAATATTACCAACATCCCTTGCCGGAACATCCAAGAACCCAATCATTGTGGCTGCAAAGATGAACATGGACACCGACAGGAACATGAACTTAAACAGTTGCAGACGCTGTTTGGAGAGTTTTTCTTGATCTTCGCTGATGGGATTTTCCTCCATCTTCTTGAGTGCCGTTTTTGATGCATTGAGTTCAATCTTTTCGTAGAACGTGAGTTCTTTCTCTGGCTTTGCTTCCAACTTGGTGATGATTTTTTGATAGTCCTGTTTCGTTCGCTTATCTTCGGTGGTGATGTCCTGACCAGTCAACAACGCCCAGACCTGGAGAAAGAAGTAGGCAAACAGAAACTTGAAGAAAAAGTCAAAGTCCTTTATTGTCGGAAGATAAGGTTCCGCCATTCTGCTATTACCCGATATAATAATTAGTTACCAGTGAAACACCGAGAGGCACCAGATACTTCCAGTAGGGATCGTTGAAGAGATCGAACTGACCCAAGGAGCTGGGCACGGCAATCAAAGCAACCACCAGTCCCGAGAAGGTCGCCGGACGACTGGATCCCTTAGCCTGAAGGGTGATGAACAACAGTGAAATAACCGAGAGGATATAGAACAAGAGTGTAAAGAACTCCTGGAATGTCGCGGTCCTCTCCTCATCCGAACCTTTGGCTGGTTCCGTTTTGTTCATGAGGTTCATGACCTTGCTCACCAACTGGAGAACAAAGTAGTTGAAAAAGTAAAGACTGATAAAGTAAACGGCCTCGGCTGGATTAAGCGCGGGCACTACACCTGTAGGGGCAGCCATATTACTATTGAGCCACAAAATTAATCATGGATGCGGGCACCACAAAATCCCTTGGGGTCCTCGATGGTCTTGTAAAGTTTCTTGCCCTCGGCAAATTCCTTGAGTTCGTCCAGGTTCGCCCAGAAGGCTGGGCTGTGGTCGTATTCCTTGACGGTCGCGTGGGCAAGTTCGTGCAGAAGGACGTGCATCAATTCGTTGGGGCACCCGTCGACGCAAAGACCAATCTCGGAACCCTTATTTGTATTGAAACCCAAAAGTCCTCCTTGCATTCCGTGGTAGCCCACCAGCAAAATGGGTTCTTCCAACTTGCGAAACTTGTGTCCCTCCGGTAGCTTGGCGAACTCCTCGCGCAACTTGGTGTAACGTTCGCGCAAGGTCACTAAACTCTTGGGCTCCCTGGTGATACTGAGGAAGGACAAGAGCACCAACCACATGGTCACATAAATGAGTATCTTCTGTGACATCTTACAATTAAAGAAGAAATTATATACTAAAGTACAATGTCTCGTCTTACAAAGGATAAGCTTACTGTCCCTGGTATGTCATGGGCATGCCTTTCATTTGTTGGTAACCTTGATGGTGGGTGGGTGCGTCCTGCCGAAGGTGCCAAGCACACCGAGTTCATGATCAAGATTCGCGGAGCTTTTGGAACCAAGGGTGAGGCTGAGGAGCATGCCAAGGAGCTTCAGGGCATGGATAACTCTGTGGACATCTATGTGGTGAACATGTACGAGTGGCTTCTTCTTCCTCCTCCGCCGGTCTCTGAGATGGAAAACGTCAAGTATACCGACGAGCGTCTTCAGGCTATCATGGATGGCTACAAGGAGAACCAGAAGCATGCCGCTCAGATGTTCGAGAAGCGCAAGGAGGAAGCGAGTGCCAAACCTTCTGGTTCAAACATGCCTTTCTTGGAGCCAGGGGACGAGAACTCAAAGTTCTACAACAAGCCAGACGAGGATCCCATACCCCATCCCGCCGAACTGGTTGAGAAGTTTAAGGAGGAGTATCCTGACAAGAGCATTGAGGAACTTGTCAAGATGGCAGATGAGGAAGTCGCCAAGCTCATCAAGGAGCGCGAAGAGGAGCGCAAGAGGAATCTCCCGACCGTTGAGGAGGTCACCGAAGAGGCGTCCGGTTCTGGATCAAGTTCCAAGGGTAAGGAGAAGATGGACCCTGCACAGATGTTCAGTGACTAAAGCTGAGGGAATACCTCAATGTCACCAGATCCCGAACCGGGGACTGGAATCTGTTCAATCTCCAAGTTTGCATCTTCTCTGATGGGATATAAGATGTCCCTAGCCGGAAGACCCGGAATCTCCTGGACATTTCCGAGGCGATCCACCACGGGACCGATTGGAATTTTCTGAACCTGTTGTCCTGGTTCCAAACTAAACCCTGCATATAGCGATTCTGGATTCGTTACATACAGAGTTTCATTCATAACTTCCATAGGTGAAGCATAGTATTTGGAAGGATCGTCACCTGGGTCGGTCTGAAGAGGAATATAAGATTCACTCTTTTCAAACACGACCCATGCGGCGAGCATTCCAAATGCAATTGATGCGATGGTGTTGTATGTATCCATCTCTACTATTTGTTTAGATTTTTACCCACCCCTACCTGAAGTTAGGATGATTGGAGCGGCCTGACCCGGTCCGCTGTTCCTTCCACCTGCGCCCATGCCCATGAAGAAACCAAGAATGAATGCAACAAAGACAATTACCATCCATACCAAGGGGCTTATTCCGCCTAACACAGTATCCTGTTGAGGTGGAGGTGCTTGCTGATAAATCACATCCTGTTGATGATGTTCTTGTTGCTTTGGCATAGGAATCTCATAATAAATGGGTTGAACCTGTTCCTCCTCTTGTTGTTCCGGTTCTTGTTCGACTTGAATATCAGGCCTATAAATTGGGGCAGCATTCCCATCATCCATATCAAATCCCTGAGGAATATTGCTGTCAACTGCTACTTCCATTGGGAAGGATTTAATATGAATGTATGTTTTTAATGTTTTAGATGAGCGCACTTAATCTTCGTCCTCGTCATCGTCCGACACGATGAATCCATCAAGATCATCATCTTCGTCGTCGTTGCCTTCGTAGTCGCTCTCGTCTTCTGTACGAATAGACTCCGCGTCGGAACACTCGTCGTCTGAATCGTATTCAGACTCATCAAAATCATCTTCAACGACTTCGTCTGGTGTGAAAAAAACAGGTTTCTTGACCACGCGTCCGGAACGAGTTCTTGTTTCCATTATTAAGCAGTTGGAATGTTTTTTTCAATCAACAAGCGCATTTATCAAACGAGGCGTGTAAGATTGTTTCGTTTGTTCTGCGGCTTCTATGAGAACTCTCTCGCCTGTGACGGCAAGTTCTGCGGCCAGGTCAGCAATTTCATCGTGATAAACAGAATCGCCTGATGGAAGAGAACCGGCCAATGAAGAGAATTCGTCCACGGCACGTCTGATGTAGTTGCCACTTATATCTAAACTGGCCCCCTTTAGAATAGTTGCATCTGGATTAATCATTTCTCTCTTGGCGGAATCAAGTTTCTTTTCAAAACGCGCATATGTGTCTGGATCCAAATTACGAAATCTCGAAAGATTTGGAATCATATCGTCAATTGGTTTCCACAAATCAGGACTTGCCGGCTTGCCGTAACCGGATCGTCTTCCCAGCATGAATATAATGGAGAAACCTATAATTAACAAAATGGTGATCATACCTTGTTTAATTTTTGCAAATATTTTATTATCTTGGGATGAACCATATATCTCCTACCGCTCAGACATTTGTGATCTTCGTCATGGCACTTGAAAAGAACGGTCTTCGTTTCTTTGTCGACCAGAAACCACCCATGGTTGCCTTTGTGCTCTCTCGCAATAAACTCGCAGTACTTGCTCTGAGTCACGATGACCCAGTGAGTCTTTTTTGGAATGATCTTATCAATTCGCTTCACATTGTATTGAGAGTATACTTCCTGGATCCACTTGAGAAGTTCATCATCTGCACTTGTCCCCGAAATGATGGTCTCGTTTCCCCCAAAGTGGTCAAGTTCATTCCCGTGGGGAAGAATGGAAAAGCGTTCGAACATACTTGCTGACGGGCTGGTCTGGGATATTTCAGTGATGCCATCCTTTCCAATTTCGAACCTCGGGACATAGGGCACGACAAGTTCCTTGGTGTCTCGCTTCATCTTGTAGGACCAGATGGTTCTCAGACCCGTCTTGAACACCGACTTGTCCAGAACCGTCGACCACGGAACATCTGGATCATAGTCAACGAGGGTCGCCGTGACACGGTTCAAAATGTTCATTGCGGAGGCTGATGTCACCGTCACCTGAGGCCACGAGACATGAACGCCATTCTTAAAATCATCTCCCTGGACGCGAGTGCACGTGGAAACAAGAACAGGTCCAAGTGAAGGAAACGCTGTATGAAGTTGAATCGCCCAGCGCTTTATGGTTTCGTCGGTGACGGCACCCTGTTCTCCGGTCGTCACGTAGTCGATGTCCAAAAACATCCTGAACCTGTCTGAACTTTTGGTCTGCTCCACCATGAACAATTTTTCGTGGTTGGATAGACATCTCATACACATCTCGTAAAATCTCTCGCGCTGCTGAAGGGGGACGATAAGTACGCCCGATCCATTCATCAGTGTGTGAGTTATGGTGGTTCCTTGGGGTTTGGTTCGGAACCACCAACCAAATCGCTCGCATTCGTCTTTGAAACTCATGGAAGTCTTCTGGTTTACTATGGTTTTTTGTTTTTAAGCCTACATGAGGTTGCAGTAAAGTGTCATTTCATCATCTTCTCTCTTGGGACCATATTTTTTCAAAAGGTAAATCTCACCAACAACTTCTTCTTCGGTGAGCTCCTGGACACGCTTGGCTTCCTCAGACTCGATATCTTCGGGATCTAGACCTAAGAGGTTTCTGAGTTCTGTAATACGTTCCTGTTTTGACTTTCGCATCTGTTTCTCCTTATATTAAATGGGATTTTTGGAAACGATGGATTCAACGCACGATGAAAGTCGTCATTGGCTAGCACCTGGTTTTCAATCAGAGGCCACTTTGCTTTTCTTTGAAATTCTTGCATCGTATCAAATGACATGTACTTATTTTCATCATAGGTTCTCCGGATGGATTGACGGTTTCGCTTGCGTTCTTCTGTAATTTCTTTTTCACGATTGAATCGTTCAATCATATTCAATTGTGTCTCCCTGGGAATATAAGTTTCGATAACAAAAACGTGATATATTATTCCTTCATTTTCGGCATCTTCAAAATAAAAATATCGATAGGCTCCCTCTGAGATGGCTATGACGCCACGACTTTCTTCTTCAAGTTCCCTTAGTGCCGTACGTATTGGCCATCCTACCTCGCGCTTTCTACATCCACCCGTCACAAATGTCCAGTCATCCCATCGTTTATCACATACAGTCAAGTAACGTACTTCATCTCCAGAAGGGACAACTAGGACAGTGATCGCCTTATGCGTCTGCTGATCCATTTGTTTCTTCTTGCTCCTCTTCTTTATTAGGCTCCTCATCGACATGGACAGGCATAGACCTTACACCATCTTCGAGGGCATACAGAGATGACTTTAGCCACCTGGTCTCTGTGTAAAGATAGAAGCTGAAACCGATGAGGAAAGCCACGAGCGCCATGAGGATCATCTCTTTATTTACGAATGAGTTAAGCATTTATCGTTGAATGCCAAAAATATTATTCAGTTCTCGCGCGTTAATCTCGTCACGGCTGGTGACCTTGTAAGAAGGTTCAATGACTTCGGGCGCCTCCATCATCTCGTGGTGCATCCCCTCCTTGATTCCTAACCACTTCTGAAGCGTCCCTGAACCGGGCTTGTAACTGATGATGAACACCAGGGCAAGCAAAAATGCGATGAAGTAAAGATTCATTCTTATTATTATCCTGGGAAATTATATATGGCAAAGGTCGAACGAAGTAGTTACCCAGTCAAGAAGTTCATGATCAAGTCGCCCAAGGGTGAAACCATTTACTTCGGGCAGGCTGGTTATGGAGATTACGATCTGTGGTCAAGGGTGGACCCTGAGTATGCTGAAAAGAAACGTTACCGCTACACCACGTCACACAAGGCTATCCCGTTAAAGGATGGGACTCCCGCGTGGAAGTCACCTGAAACCGCTGAATTTTATGCTACACGTGGGACGTGGGATGAACCCCGTGGAAACCCTCTGTTCAAGCAGGTGGTTGCCATGAGAAATAAGAGCCTCACCAAGGAGGAAAAGGCTTTCATCGCTAAACAAAAGAAGTTACTCGTTAAGAAACGTTCTAAGTAAATTTTCATGTTTTTCATAAATACCATCAGGTCCTATATACTGGACTGGGTTTTCAACAATATCCTCTAAACATTCTATTATCATATCTTTTATGTTACTCTTATCTTTACAAACCCATGGTTGATATATGCGTATTAAATGACATCCATTATTTAATATGTTTATTGTCTTATTGACATCATTTTCTAATTGTTTTCTATAATCAGTATTCCAGTGATTTATATTTTCAAAATGTTGTCTACCATCTAGTTCTATGTATAAAGATAATTCTGGTATATAAAAATCCATTCTTTTAAGATTAAATATTATCTTTTCACTTATTATTTCGGATTTTGGAATAAGTTCACATAATATTTCTCTTAATTTTCCTTCTGTTTTATTTAGACATTTACGACAACCACTGCCTTGTAAAAGTTCTCTTGGACTCATTTTTATTAAACCATGTTTTCTACATATTAAAGATACTTTGGTCCTTGAATTAACATATTCAGCATTATCAAAAATATAAGTATCTCCATGTATTTCTTTTATTCGTTGTAAAAAGTCTTTTTGATTCAATCTTCTTGCTTTTGTGGTTTTTTCTCTACCACATAACATACACCCAGAACCATTTAAATGATTATAGGGTTTTGTTCTAAAATCACCATGGTTTGGGCATGTTACTACTATTTTTGTATGAGATCTAATAAAATTAGTTTTTTCATATGAATAGAAACTGTCATGTATTTGTTTAGATCTTTCTATGAAGGTTTGATTAGTCATAGGAAAACCGCTTGGCATCTGTCATACTAAATATACTAGTGATTTTATTATTTAATTATTATCATTACATTAAATTGTTTATTTCCCCCTGTGTCTTTCGAATCATGGATCGAAGATTTGCGATTTTAGCGGTCTTTTTTTGATTTCTCTCGATCCGATTCATCCTGCCAGATTTAAGATTCTTGCGGGTCCTTGCGCTTTTGGCGATGGCAGTTAGCTTCTGCAAATCTTTCATCGCGTTAAAGTACTCTTCAGGAGTGAAGTTCACTAGAGACCAGTTTTCGAATATGACACCGGGTAGCGGTTGCTTCACCGTCTTTCCCTCGCGATTCGCTCTCTCGCGGACATTTCGCATCGCCCGCGTAGCCCCTTCCAAATCAAGGATAGACTTGACATTGTTCTTGTCATCGATCACCAGACCGAATGAAGTAATATTTTTATTTTTGTTGTTCACAGGTTTCAAAGTTCTGTAACTGTAGTTCGCATATATGATGGGTTCGGTGAAGGTCGCATTTTTTCCATTCTTAAAACCCTTGGCGATCATGCGCTTGAGGAGAATGGGCTTCATACCCCGTCTCTGCTCGTTGTTCATGTTTCTCCACAGGGTCGCAAGTCCCATGGCTTTCCTCAGTAGTTTCTTAACGGCTTCGGACTTTGCATCATCCAGTGCGGTATTTCCATCTTCATTTTTCTTGAAAGCATCGACATCCTTCGCAGCCAAAAGCTCTTTTACCACATCCTCTTGATCATTGAATGAGGCAACGTGAAGAGCTGTAACTCCGTCCGGCTTCGCCTTGTTAACGTTGGCGCCTGCTTTCAATAACGCCCTTGCGCACAAAGGTGCGCCGAATTGGGATGCGATCATGAGAGGCGTCCATCCGTCTTTATCCACTTTGTCCACTTGGACGTTCTTGGATTTTAACAATTCTCTTACTGACGACACATTACCCTCCCTCGAAGCCACATACAGAGGCGTCCGTCCGCGATTGTCCGCCTTGTTGACATTGGCACCTGCCTTCCTAAGCATTTCCACAATATCAAAGCGATTTCCTTCGGAAGCCACATACAGAGCTGTTTCACCATCCTTATCCACCTTGTTGATGTCGGCTCCCTTCGCCAAGAGCAATTTCACGATCTCCGTGTGACCCTCATAGGACGCTATGGTCAGAGGCGTATCTCCGTCCTTTTTCGCCTTGTTGACATCGGCACCCTTGCTCAAAAGTAATTTCACCACCTCCATGTGATCAAACGCGACCGCCCTGTACAGAGGCGTATTTCCTTCCTTATTCTCCTGGTTGACGTTTACACCATTGTTCAGGAGTTTTCTTGTGGCATTGACATTTCCATTTCTAATAGCATTGAACAAAGACATATTAGTATAACGTGACATTAATTATCAGAAACGACTTCGACTGAAATCTTCTTGAATTTTTTGCAGAGCATCGCCGCGACCCGGTGGCGACCATCGATGATGCTGTAAAAGTCACCGTGCTCCTTGACCCTCACCGGCGTTCCCTCGAAAAAGTCCAACTTGGCTATGTCTTCCCTTAGGGGCGTCGGTGCCGGATAAGGATCCATTTCGAAATCCTTTTCCTTTAGTCTGACACCAGCCCTTTTCACTGCCCTGAATATAGCGGGTGTCATCATTAATTGATCCATGTTAACTAAACGGATATCATATTCTGTCTCTGGTTCATACCACATTTATTATTCTTTGGTTCTCTTCTTTAATCCCATTAGCGTCTCTAGGTTGTTCTTTGCTTTTTTGAGTGGGATCGGTCGTTTTAATCTTAAATCATCTGTAGTTGATTCTGAATTATTTATATCATCAATTTTGGATTCTTCTGTTATAATTATACTTTCTTTTCTCTTCTCTTTAGATGTAATTTCTTTATATTTATTGACAATCAAAGGATAATAATTACTATTGGGTATTTGAACCCATGTACTTTCTGTACCACTTCTAAATTCTTCTATAGTCATGCTGCCTCCAAAAAGTTTTAGTGCATACCGCGAAGGAGCCCTGCGAGTAGGCGTGATTTTACCAAAAACTCTCTTCTTGTAAAGTGTAATAAACTGATTTATTTCAGGTAAATGAACATTTTTACTATCCATGTTCCATGCTTTCATACATTCCCATGAACAGAACTGACCCATCATAGAAAAGCGGTCTAACTTACAGTCGTATTTATATGGTAGGTGTAAGATCTGTGAATCTATTCCATGGCAACACCACCAACAACATGTCATTCCATTTAATTAAAGAAGACGATCGCCTCTTCTTTAATAAGATGTTGATAAGCATAGATGTCGGTATTAAAAATTTAGCAATGTGTTTTATTGATTCCGACACGAAGCGAATCATTGAGTGGGAAGTTGCCAGTGTTCCTTCAGAGAGGCAGGGTGGGCTGTTGCCCGCTCTGAAAGAACATTTGGATAGGAGGGAGTGGCTAAGGGATGCCAAGACCGTCGTGATTGAGAGACAGCCAGACCGAAACAAGAAGATGAAGGCCATCGAACACTACCTTCATGGATTCTTCTGCGGGCGTGGTTTAGACACAATTGTTTTTGATGCCAAATATAAGATCCCAGATGTCGTCGGACCCGGAAGAAAGCAATACATCAAACGAAAGAACACCGCCATCGAGCGTGCCCGTGAATGGGTCACGACGAATTCACTTAATTCTTCTTGGCTTGATTTCTTTAATAACCATAAAAAGAAGGACGACCTTGCCGATACGGTGATGCAGGCACTGGCTTTCATAGGCCAGCAGAAACCCGAACCCGAAAAGAAGACCAAGGAAGTCATCAGACCGCGCAAACCCACGCCCAATCAGCGTGACACCAAGTATTCAAAGTCCAACCTCGCGTGGCTCTGGACCAATGAAGAACGGGACAAACTAAGAAAAGACAAACGATTCGTAAAGGACATTAAACGTTATTTCCATTCCTTGGAGGAGTTTTCGGGTTTGTTGGAGGAGGCATGACGAGTTTCCTCTCTTTTAACATCTGTCTAAAACCATACCTATGAATTCGTTTCAGTAACTTCAGGGTCCTTTGGTTTTCATAGGTCTGATACACGGACATGCCTAGAGATATCGTGCTGATGGCATGATCCGGATCCACCTGAAAAGCTCTAGGTCTAATTCTCATCCCCTCTACTTATCTGATAATTTTATTTTTTAATATCAAATGGAAACCGCGTTCGTCATCGGTGGAAAGACCATGATGTTGAAGTACGCTAGGAAGATGCCCGTCAAGGAAGTCGAGCGCATGAAATCCTTCGTGACAAACAAGGGGATGAAACTTGTCAAGACGGATAAGTTCAAGATTGTGTCCGTGGAGGACAAGGACAGCAGACGCATCTACAAGGTAGTCTTGTAAATGCCACAACACGATGTTTTGGGACGTTCGTTAAGGACTTTCTTATGATATGCTAAAAAGAACTCTAAAAGTTTCTCGGCAGAGGGCCTACGTTTATAGTTGTTTTCCAGCATTAGACTTATCGTTTCACTAATCTCTGAAGGGGGATTCATGTCTTTGAAGATTTGCTTGGTTATCATTCCGAGTGAATAGATGTCGATCTTTTCGTTGTAAGGTTCCACGTCACGCATCTCGGGTGCCATGTACTTTCCCGTGCCAACTCGCCACCCGTCCGAATAGATGGTGTTGTCACTGACCAGTATCTTACTTAATCCAAAATCTGCAATCTTGACCTTACCACTCTTGGACACCAATAGGTTTTCAGGTTTCAAGTCTCTGTGAATGACCTGCTCGGGTTTGCGCGAGTGCAAATAAACAAGAGCTCTGAGAATGTCAACCATGAAACCAACTCGATCAGCCAGGGTTGTGGGCTTTGTGTCAATGTATTCTCTAAGATTTCCATTGACAAAGTATTCCATTACAATTTGAAAAGGTTCTTCCGTGTATCCCAACAACTGGCACACATGAGGGTGGTGAATTCGTGTCATGGTGCTAAATTCACGTTGAATTATGCTCTTTATCTCCAAGGGGAGATATTCTTCAAAGTGTTTGATTGCTACTGGAGTTCCTAACCAATTACCTAAATAGACATTACCGTACTTACCTTTACCTAGTATATGGGTTTCATCCACCTGTATCATTTCTCGTGGAATCACCCAGTGAGTTCTATCACACATGGATTACTAAAAATATTAAAGAAATAAATCTCCATTATCAGTAACAATGATTACCATCTGTGCCGAAACATCGACACCCTTTAAGCTCCCGGAGGGCATGCAGGGTCGCATGCGAAAGCTGTCGGACCGCCGCAAGACTTTCCTCCAGAATCGCAAGGACCGCCGTGTGGAGGGTCGAAAAAACGCAGTCAAGTTTATCACCGAGGAACTCGAGCGCTCCACAGACCTATACGCCGAGCGCAAGGACTTCGAGAAGGATCTCCTGGACTTTTTCTTTGAGTCCAAGACCGACAAGTTCGCCAAGCCCAAGCTCATCAAGGACTCCACCGAAGACGAGGACTAAATCTGACTGTATATAAAAAGAAAGAACGCGACAGTCTGAAATATGTAGGTCACATTTTGCTCCACAAACATCGTGGAAACCACCAACACCAAAATACTCTGCTGAAGAATCTTGTTCTTCGTCAGCAGTTTTTCGTTGTCGGTGATACTCCGTCGCACACGCATGTTGCTCGCTTCCAATGCATCCACAGTGCTTTTGATAGATTGTATGGAACTTGGTATTTTCATGGCGGTTTGTTGAATGTCCGAAAATGCCACGTTGAGAAGTCCACTCTCCTCGAGTACCTGCTCGGCATAGGGCTCAAGCACATCCGAAAGGGCAATGTTCTCCGAGAGAGTTTTGGCAATGCCCTCCACCGAATAGATGGACTTGATCAAGAGAACCCACATGGTGGAAAGACGGAACGGTCTGTCCTCCTCCATGGCCTTCAATTCTTCTACATCTAATTTATCTAAATCTACGGATTCTACATAATTCAGGAACAACTTGATGAATGACTTCACCGAGGCACGATCGCCCGTGGGGATGATTATGTTCAGTTCGATCATCATCGTGTAGATCTTGTCGAGATCCTTTTTATATACAGCTTCGAGCAATAGATACAAGTTCTTTTTGTACATGGGGTCAATCTTCATCATCAGACCAAAGTCGTAGTAGACAATTTGACCCTGTGGATTCAGTGCCAGGTTGCCGGGATGTGGGTCCGCGTGGAAGAGCCCATTCTCGAGCACCTGCATGAACTGACTGCGAACCACGAAGAACGCAATCTGATCGAGGTCGGCGTTGAGCTTGTTCAGCTCCTCGATATTTACAATTTTTACACCAGGCTCGTAGGCCATCACCAAGACACGCTTCGAGGATATTTCAGGGAAGACATCTGGAACCTTGACCCATTCGCTATTCTTGAAAAGTTCCTTGAACTCGATCATACTTTGTGCCTCCTTTTCGTAGTCTATCTCTTCCAGAATCAGGGGCTTCCATTCATCCAGAATGTCCATGAACTCTGCATAGTTCGAGTCGCGAGTGAAAAAGTAACCTATCTTTGAGATCTGTTTGATAATTTCAATATCATTGATGATACTCTGCTCTATCCCCGGTCGCTGCACCTTGACGACCACCTCGGTGCCGTCCTTGGCGATGGCACGGTGACACTGCCCCAACGACGCCGACGCCATCGGTCGCGTGTCAAAATACCCAAACGTTTCACGCACGTAATCTTCACCCACCACACTAAGGACATCTTGAAAAGGAGGAACCTCGTTCTGCAGACTGGAAAACTCTTCGATGACCTCGGCAGACAGAATATCATTTCTGGTGCTGATCAACTGCCCCAATTTTACAAAGGTCGGTCCGAGATCCACCAACTCACCGGTCACCCACTTGGCTATGCGTCTGTTGTCTTCTGGTGTCTTCCTCGATCTGAGTAATTTCAAATTTAGTTTTGCACCAAATGTCCCCAGTTTCTGTATTCTGTGTATTGGTTGTTGCATCTACTAATTAAAGATATTATTAATTCTTTAAGAATGTTGCTCGTACAGTGCAGTCAACCCTATAGAATCATCAGTGATGGAAACAAGACCCGTCTCATCATCCCTGGATGTAATAAACCTTTCACCAAGGAAGTTGGGTTCGGTCACAAACTAAGAGGTCTCCAAATTAACGCATGGAGGAACATGGACAACGAAAAGGATCTCGAGTACACGATGCTCAGCTATTCTGGAAAACCATTGACTACTTCGTTGTGTTCTAGAATTCAACTGTTGGTCGAGGATGAATTTGAGTTTGAACCTTGTCTATTAGATGAAGACAACGAAACCGACGTATACTTCAGTCATTACAAAGATGATGAAACAAGAGTATGGGTGAAGATCAAAGACTATCCAAATCTTTTGAGTGATCTTTCCATGATTTTTGTTTCACTAAACATAAACATACTTGCCGCAAGTATCACGACACAAAATGGTATTGCACATGATACGTTTCGCGTGGAAAAGGACGGTAAACGTATAAGCGAAGATCTCGAGGAAGAAATTAGAGTCCTGGTTAAACTTCTTGAAGTTCAAGGTTATACTTGAGAGCGATGGAATCCAGTAGGTCTTCCCACATAGTATTTACATTTCCCTCGATGGGAAGAGACAAACTCATAGGCGTTGGAAGTTTGTAACATTCTTCTAGAATCTTCCATTGTCTATTCTCCATCACTTCGTCATACTTCATGGCGATGTGATCGTTGTATTTTTTCATCCTATAGATTCGGTGATGAATCTCATTTTGTCTCACGGCCAAACTTTCTGGAGTGTGAATCTGGACTTCGATGATATAGTTCAGTGTGATGTGAACGCCGTCATAAGGCATGACAGTTGGACGATGGTCTTGAATGGAATACCTGACACCCTCGGGTATCGTTTTGATGACGTGGTTAATATTGGGTATCTTTCCAACCACCCACGTGTATCTTATGGCATCGTTGACCGTACTCTTTGCCTGAATCGAGCTACGACCTTTGTAATATGGACCCAATAATATACCACCGAGTGCATAGCTCATACTATTACTTACCACGATTCTTTTCTTTAATGTTATCATCTAAACGCTTTTCAATTTCCTTGCGGATCTTCCTGTAGTGCCACCAGTTGAGAGTACAGTATATGGTCACACCTGCCGTAACAGCCGATGTGGTGGCACTAAATAAATCAGATCTTGGTGGAATTCGTTTGGGACGAACCACGACTGGAGGTCTCAAAGTAACAGTCATTTAATGATAAGGTGCGCTTTTTCTTTAATGGAAAAGTTTTTGAAAAGGATTGCCAAGAACATTTTCGATGAACTTGGACCTTGTCATCTGGAAAATGTCTATCAGAGGGCATTCATGGTGGAACTGGACGAAAAGGAGATGCCCTACAGTCACGAGGTCAACATACCGGTATACTACAAAAAGAACATCGTCGGTGTCATTCGCGCCGACATCATCATCGATGGAAAGTGGGTCATTGAATTGAAGGCATGCCCGTCCATCAAACCCGAACACGTCATTCAAACCATGCACTACATGGAACGCATAAAGGCCATCGAGGGGTATGTTATCAATTTTCCAAACAAGCCGGGAGCCGAGGGTCCCGACATTAAAAGGGTATTACTTTCCTAAAAAGGTAAATTAGCGAAAGTATGAAAATTATCACAGTGTAAAGAAGTGTAACGTATGCCCACGTCTTCCACTTGCGGGCCATTGGAAATTCACTCTCGATACTCTTGATGTAGTCTAAAAAGTCGCGGTAGGTCTTGAATCCAATGAATGCGGCAATGATCATTGCCATGAATCCAATCATTCGCACCACCGGCGCCATGAGTTCAAACTTCTCTGAGAATCCGATCAATGTAATCGCGACTGTCATAGAAACTAGCATGTTTCGAAACATCGAAGCAAACCCATTATAAACCGCTTGATGGTTCATTTACTGTATATTGAGATTTTTTATGGCACGGTATCGAGCATAGGCCTTGCGGGTTGGCTCGGCATTGATGCCAAACTCTCTTCGTGTATTCATGTAGTTGGTTAGTGCCTCATTTGCAGACATCGTGGAGGTCCGACGAATGTCCCTGTACCTCTGATAGTTGTTCTGGTTCAGCGCGGGGCTGGATGGTTTTCCAATCATGTTATTTAACAGTGCCTCGCCTTTTTCCTGCGCGGAAGCATTTCGTTCCATTTTATTGAACCAATTTTCGTTAATCAACGGGGGTTCAACGGGCGACGGCGTCGTTGGTCTTGGCACTGGAGCAGGTGAAGGTCTGGGCGTGGGCGTCCTTGGCGGTGTGGGTGTCTGACGCAGTCCGAGATTTGATTCCACCGAAGACATATTGTTAAATCCGGCCTCAATCTCAGCTTCCAATTCGGCTTGCAGTAGTGCCTGTTCGGCCGCCTCTTCGGCTCGCTTCTTTGTGGCGATAAGGCGAACCGGCTTGCGAATGATCCTACGGGCCATAGCCATCTTCTGAGCCTGCGCGCGATTGCTGTTTGCCTTGGCCAGAGCCAAAAGTTTCTCGCACAGAATTTCACGCTTCAATTTGTCTGCGCCGGGGATGCCGCGTCGCGCTGCGATCACCCTAAGTTGTTTGGTGGTGTATCCCTTCTTGGTGGTATCTTCACAACGAATATCATTCAACTTGAGTTTGTTGGTCCCGTCCTTGCCTTTGTAGACGTTGAGTCTGACGCGTCCGACCTTTTCAATGTTCTCCTTGGCGGCCACAATCTTCTTGGCCTTCTTGACCTTGGCGCCAGCAATGTTGATGGTGGCCAGGACTTTCGGATTATCCCTCTTCATCTGATCGTACCAAATCTGGATGGTGCGCACCATGAGCAGGATCTTGGTGAGACTGTCTGCGCCCTGAATCCGGATGTAGCCCTTCTTCCACGACACGTAGGATCCCCCACGCTTCTTGTCCTTTCCCTTTTCACTGGGGAACTTCAGATAGATGTTGTCGGGAAACTTGGGAACTTTTCCACCAAGTTCTCTCAATTCCTGCATAAAGTTGCTATTCTTATTCCCAAACTCGTAT